AACTCCTATTTTATGTAAAGCACTTGGTAAAACGATTCCGATTGACATATTGTAATTCTATAATTATCGTATATTTTAAGTTCGTTGTCTAACATCCACCCATCCTTGAATACTTATATCACTCTCTTCACACCATGGGTAAATATCATCCTCATCTCCTATGAAGTTAAGAGCACGTACACCATTTTCAATACATTTATCACATATAGCTTTATTGTCGTCTATGAGTAGACCTATATTAAGTGCACGACAAATATCTGCTTTATGTATCTCGTTTGGTGTATAACTATTTGTGAGTATGACGTCGTCGAATACACCTGGAAAGTATGTATCTATCCATGCTTCGGTTTTTTCTCGAGCCATATCTTGACGTCCAGTGAGTACATACATTTTATCATAACGTTCTTTAAGATTGAACATAGCTTTTTGAGATCCTTGAATAGGTGTGAGATCCATGAAGTCTTTGGATCTGTAAAATTCGTGAACCATTTTTTGTGAAGTTGGTTCATCTACTTCAAATATTTCGCGGTACACGTATCTATATTTGGGTTTACTCCATAATTTGTGAACTTGACGGTGGTGGTTTGCCATGGGAAATAGGAATTTTACTAAGACTTCATCGATATCAATTGCGACCCTGTTCATTTATTTATTACAAACATTATTCATAATCTCTAATTACAACACCTACGGGAAATCGGGGAACACCAATCGCGGTAAGGTTTTGAAAACGTACAGTCAGCATCTTTCCGATGTACTTCTTGTGGTTCTTGTAGTCCTCCTCACGTTGGATGATGGTACCCTCAGGTCTGACATTGAATTGCTGACCATCTTGGGTTTTACAGACCCAAACAACTGCGTCTGCGTCACGACCGTGACCAGTCTTGGCACCAGTGATTTCATATTCCTCGGTCTGGAAATCCTTGTGCTTGAGGAGATAGTTGCTTCGTTGACCAACCTCATAGACACTGAAGCGGTCACGGATCATGGTACCTTCATGTCCTTCTTCAACATGCTTCTTGTGCACCTTGGGAAGATCCTTCTTGGATTTTACGAGTGTCGTTTTGACATATTCGTAATGAGGATTGTAGATAGAATCCTTGACATACTCCCAGCGTTGCTCGAAGGTCATCTGAAGCTTCTTCAAATCNAAGAAATCGAACACGTGGAACTTGAGTTTCAGAGGGTCAGTCTTGAAAGTACTCGTAAGTTCCTCAAAGTTGAGGTTGGGGTCAAAGGCTTCACCATCAACGTATTGACCCGGCTCAAGACCCTTACCAAGAATCTCAGTTCCGGGGATGATCTTTCCAGTTCTTGAGATGCCACCATCCTTGGAGACAAGTAGGCGAACACCATCAAGTTTGGGTTGAACGTAGAACGGCTCAGAGATGTATTTCTGGCGATCCTCCCACTTGTTAGCGAGCATAGGCAACACTTGTGTACACTTGGTATGCTCATTGTTCCACATGGTTTGTGCTCGAACCAAAGCCTTTTCATACCCATACTTGACGTTGGTTCGTGACTCAGAGAACTTGTCACTCCCCACGATACCAGAGATCTTCACGATATCCGCAGTTCCATCCTTCAAGTCTTCAACCTTGATGTCGATGTAGCGGTCGCGGTTGTGTTTGTCTTGTTTGATAAGGCGTTCCATTATAGGAGTAATTAATTTCTCAACTTTAAATAGATGTCTGGATTACCAGTTGTTAATTACGCTAGAATGGAACGACTTAGGCCTCCAGAAAGCACAACGTTGCCTTTAAATTTAAACACGTTTTGTATAATATTTATAATTCTATGTGTACTAGCTCTATATCGACGCTCGGTTACACTTACTCAAGAGCGTGGACGATTCCATACTTGAGGCAGTCTTTTGGGGAGAGATAAATGTCTTTTTTCATAAGCTTATTCAGCTTTTTCTCAGGAATCTTGGTCTTTTCGAGATACATCTTCTTCAAATTTTTCATAAACTTATCCGTTGATTTCAGCTCATGTTTAAGTTCCTGAAAATTACCCCATAATTCTGTAGAAATTTGATGAATGAGGACGTATGCATTTTTCCCCATAAGTCTCTCAGAACCTCCAAGCAACATGAACGTCGCGGCACTGCAACAAGATCCCTGGGCGATGGTAACAATCTTTACACGAGATGATTCGAGAGTGTTCATCATTGTCATACCAGCAAAGATGTCTCCACCTTCACTCATGATATGAACCCTAATTAGGGGTTCGTACCCAAAGAGTTCAGCTTTCTTTTTAAGAAGTTCGATCTCCAATTTTTTAAATTTTTCAACGAAGTCAAGGGCATTTTCNCGATCGACATCAGCATAGAAGAGAATTTCGTTCCCAATAACCTTAACATATTCTTCAGTTTCAGGTTCTTCTTCCTTCGTAGACATTCTTTAGAGCCTTTTTTATTTTAGTTACTTCTCTTGATTTTAAGCCACTTCCAACAGCCAAATGATTAATGACGTCGAAGTCTTGAGGTGTGATTCCATATTCTACCAACTTACTTAGGTCTCCTTTCTCCGCATATTTCTTCAAAAGACACAATTCTTCAATCCCCAATCCCATTCTCGATTTTTTCTTAATTTCCTCGAATTTACCCTTTCTCATTTTGTAATTGCCAAGTTTAGTCCAACAACTCCCAGGTCTAATTTTATCCTTCATGAGTGGTTCACCTAAACACTTCTTTGGTATCGTGAGGGCGTGTAACACAAAATAAGGCATGAGACTCCAATTACCATATTTGTATATATGATTGTCGTAGTAATCAGCTGTAGAAAATGATTCTGTAATTTTTAAAACATTTACACCATTCGAATTAATGTAATTCTCTTGAAAAATATCCCACATATGTCCATGTTCGTGTATACTATCATGGATAGGTATAGGATTAGGATCTGACAGTACTTCAGCAATAAATTCTTTAGGTGTTTTGAAAATATCCATTTGATCATATCCGTCGAGATAAGTGAAAAAGTTTCGAATATTACCATTACATCTATACGCCGCATTCTCAGCCTTGGGACCCTTATCTTCTGTAAGTGTGAGTAATGTATCTGGTTTGTGTCTAGGGATAAACACAGTTTCAAAATTTGGATACATACACATGTTTACAGAAGTCACCAATAATGAACCACGAGTCAGAGGGACACCATCCGAAACTTGTTCTATGATAGGTTTAAACACTGGATCATAGTCTTCAATAAATACATGCTTTGTAGAAGGTTTAATAAATGTCAGAAACGGTGATTTACTTTTCAGATGATCGGTTCGTAGTTCAACATGATTTAAACCTTTCAATACTTCTTCGAGAATATACGATTTCCCAACACCATACCCCCCACATATGAATACATTCTTTCTTTCATCTAGATACTTACGAATGAGTTTGATCTGTTTCGTGTGAATTGTTGTCACGGTATTTATCTCTTCTTTTTTTTGCTCGATTACTTTAATGAAAGAGTCCATTGATGATCTTACTAATCAGGCCATAGATTTAGTGCTTGAAAATGACGCACTACATAAACGTATCGTAGAACCTTTAAAAAGGAAAATTTTACCATACGTTGCATGTGGAGTTCTTACCAATGTGGTTATGTTTATTCTTTTGGCGTACCTTGCTCGACGTCTGTCTCTTCTTCCTCTAACTCCTCAACTTCATCTAGATTAGATTCTTCACTAGCTTCACTTGGTGGTGGTGTTTTCGATTTAGAAAGAAATTTACCCACACGCTCGAGAGGTGTATTTTTAGTTATAGCTTCAATTGGCTCAATAGTTTTGGGAAGTTTGAGAATTGGAATTGAACGCACATTAAGAATTTCGGGTTTTGTAAAAATATTATCAAGTGGGTATTCTTTATCAAAATCTTTCATTATTTGTTTAGGAATTGATGGAGATTGTTCAAGGAGTCTGTCGTATTCAGTTTTACAGTCTTCAACAAATTTCAAACCATCCTTCTTACGTTCATCACGTGATATCGCTAACATGAGTCGAATATTTCTAGATAATAGACCATGAGCTAACGCCGCAGTTCGATGATTNTCCATTAATTCATTAATTTTTAAGAATTGCATNATNGTNGCNATNAGNCCTGCAATTAAATTCAAACCACCTATAACCGATGGTGCAGCGGGTTGAATACTGGGGGGGAGTGTAGATTGTGCAAAGTTAGCTGTTCCTGTAATAGTCGAAAGTACAATGACGGGTAAGGTAAATTTCATACTCAGGTCTTTATAGAGTAAATATGATCTATGATGCATAAACCTATAACACGCACAGGCCTCACCCCATTGTCGTAATATAATTTCGTGCTGATCATTCCATACAATTTTTTCTTTTACCATTGTATATAGTAAATGAATATAATTTTTGCACTACATGTTATTTTTTTACTCATGATTTTGATAGTACCTTTTACAAATAATCGTAGAAATCTTGAATTTTACTCGATGGTTATACCATTCATTTTTTATCATTGGTCAGTAAACGACGATACATGTGCATTAACCCAAGCGGAGATTGCAATGACTGGTAAATCGAAGGATGAAACTTTTATGGGCAGGCTAGTAGGTCCAATTTACAAAATGGAAGAGAATGATGTAAATAAGATGACGAAGACTATGTTTTTTGCTCTCTGGGCATTTGTTCAGTATAGATTGGGTGTTTTCGACACATTCTTTGATGAACTAAAAGTAACACTCAAAGGTAAAACTACTTCTTCTTGACGAGTTCTTGAACTTGTTTCATAAAATTACGATTCCTTTGAATCCTGGGGTCAGCAGCAATTAAACGAAGAAGAGCTGCTGTAGGTATAACAGGTTTGTTACCATTGGATTTAGGAGTCTTTTTTAATTTTGTCTTTGCGTTCTGGAGTTGTTTAGCTGTTGGCATATACTATACATTGGGAAATTATACTGAGACCCATGTGTTAACTGTGTACCTAAAAGTGTTATTTTTTAGATCTTCTGTATAATGTGGATGAGTCCAATAAGGTGGGAATGCAATAGCCTCACCTTGTTTTAGTTTTGTTCTGAAATTTTGACATGGAAATACAATTTCTCCTCCATCATAATCACCATTTAATGCGATTATCAAAGAAAGACTTCGAATATGTTTTATAGGTATAGTCGTATTTCCATTAATCATATTAAACCCGGGACCGTCCGTATGTACTCTCGTTGGTCCATCTATCTTTCTTAGATTTATACTTTCTTCTATACCTTGATTATCAAATCTAGCAACTGGAACAAAATATTTTTTATGAATAAAATTAGAAATATCTATAATCTTTGAAGTTATGGGGTTATAAAATGGGTCGTTTATGTATACTTCTTTTTGTTGTCCTTGTACATTTTCTCCGTCTCCAAATTTTAAACGTTTGTTATCATCTTTATTTATATAATTGACTAATTTATTACACATAGATTCTGAAAAAACATTACTGAACAAAAATATATCATTAGATGGTCTTAACGAGTATTTATTTAATTGTTCTTCTGTAGATAAATCTAGCAACATAGTTACCTATTTAAGTATTCTTAACTTTAATATATCTAAACTTGTCGAATATATGAGTAGTAACTTTGAAGTTGTAATACACAATCATACAAAAAGCATCCGCTATATCATGTTTTCTTTCATATGGAATCTCGTCATCTAGATATTTTTCAGCTAGTCGCACAGTTCTCTCTTTTCGCTCTTCATAATCCAAGTGTCTCATACCAAAATGCATATGCATGCTCACAGGTGAAATTAAAGTAACCTTATCTTTGAACATGTAGTTTAATAGAATCTCAATATTTGTGAAGCCTCCGGGTGGTTGTCTCTCTATAAGTATTTTATCAGCTGAATCAAATATATCTTGATGATCTTCAACAAATAAAGGAACGAGATCAACAAAATCGTTTGAACGTAGATATTTGTAGTCCTCGAGACTTACCTTTTTCATGTACTTCACATCAATTTTTGGGCTATCTTCAAACTCGGCAGACACCAAACCCATATTATGATAGCCAATGTCTATCGCCAAGACCTTCATGTCTTTATGTAAAAGATTTTCCTTAACTATAGTATATGAAGAACAAGCAAAAAACTCAATTATTGCTATTGACGGTTGTCGTACTTGTCGCGGCTGTAGGCTACATGTTCTACAACCCCCAAGTTGTCGAGGTCCCAGTAGAAGTAGCTGTTCCAGTGCCTGTTCGACCAGTACCCACTCGTCGTGGTCACACCCAAGAACCTGAATTTAGGGGTCCACCCATCAAACAATACAAGCCTGGTCACATGCAACAGATGGGTTTAATCACGAATGGTGATGAGACTCTCCCTCTCTATGGTAAGGA